CCGCGAGCGCCGCCTCGTGCTGAGCACCGCCTCACGCTTCTGCCCTGTTTCCCGCCCCTCTTTCCCCGGAGATCTCCATGACCCTCACCCGCAACCCGTTCGACGCGGGCGGCTATTCGCTCGCCGAGATGACGCAGGCCATCAACATCCTGCCCAATCTCTACACCCGGCTTGGCCAGATCGGCCTTTTCCGCTTCGAGGGCGTCACGCAACGCTCCATCGTCATCGAGCAGCGCGAGGGCGTCCTCAGCCTGCTGCCCTCGGTCCCGCTCGGTGCCGCCGCCACCGTCGGCAATCGCGAGCAGCGCTCGATGCGCAGCTTCGCGCTGCCATGGATCCCGCATGACGACGTGATCCTGCCCGCCGATATTCAGGGCATGCCGGCGCTCGGCGTCTCGGACGCCGCCGATCCGCTCGTGGAGGTGATGAACCGCAAGCTCACGCTGATGCGCCGCAAGCATGCCCAGACCCGCGAATACATGGAGATGAACGCGCTGCGCGGCATCGTGAAGGACGGTGCGGGCACTACGCTCTACGACTACTTCACCGAGTTCGGGCTAAGCCGGATCTCTGTCGACTTCGTCTTCGGGACCGCCGGTACAAACATCCAGGGCAAGGTCCGCGAGACCCTGCGCGGGATCGAGGACAATCTGCTGGGCGAGACCATGACCACCGCGCATGCGCTGGTCAGCTCGGAGTTCTTCGACAAGCTGATCAGCCACCCCAAGACCGAGGACGCATACAAGTTCTACTCGGCCACCGGTGGCCAGCCCCTGCGCGAGGACATGCGCCGTGCCTTTCCCTTCGCGGGCATCCTCTTCGAGGAATACAACGGCTCGGTCACTCTCTCGAACGGCACCTCGGAGCGGCTGATCCCCGCGGGCGAGGGCATCGCCTTTCCGCTCGGCACATTCGACACCTTCACCACCTATGGTGGCCCTGCGAACCTGCTGGAGACGGCCAATACCGTGGGTCTGCCGCTCTATGCCCGGCAGATGATCGATGCCAAGGGGCGCTGGATCGACCTGATGACCGAAGGATCGATCTTGCCGGTCAACAAGCGCCCGCGGCTGGCGATCCGCCTGCACAGCTCGAACTGACGGGTAAGGCCATGTCGATCTTCGCCCTCGCCATGGATACACTCTTTGGAGATCCCAACATCGCCCGCGACGCGGTCTACATCTCGGATGTGGGTGCGCCCGTCCTGATCCGCGTGGTCACCCGCCGCGCGGACGACATCTCCAACTTCGGCGACGCGCGCATATGGTCGGAGACCACGCGCATCGATCTGCGCGTGGCCGAGGTGTCAAATCCGCGCCCCGGCGACCGGATCGAGTTTGATGGCGAGGCGTTTCTCATCCAGGGCGAGCCCGTTCGTGACCGCGAGCGGCTCGTCTGGACCATTGACCTCAGGCCCACGTGATCCCCATGAAGCTCAAACTCGACATCACCCCCGACCTTGCCACCATGATGGCCACCGAGATCAAAGCGGGCGAAAAGGCGGTCACGGCGGCCACGCGCGAGGCCGGGACCAGCCTCAAGACCGCCTGGCGCAGCCAGATCACCGGCGCGGGGCTTGGGCAACGGCTGGCGCGCACGATCCGGTCCGAACAGTATCCGAAGGGTCAACCCAGCCTGAATGCCGCAGCACTGGTCTGGTCGAAAGCGCCCGACATCGTCCATGCCCATGATACCGGGCCGCTGATCCGCTCGCGCAACGGGTTTTGGCTGACGATCCCGACGGCAGCCGCCGGCAAGTCCCGCCGCGGCGGTCGGATCACCCCGGTCGAGTGGGAACGCCGCACGGGCCTGCGCCTGGGCTTCATCTACCGCCGCTCCGGCCCAAGCCTTCTGGTCGCCGAGGGGCGGCTGAACAAGGGCGGGCGTGCAGTGGCCTCACGATCGAAAACCGGCCGAGGCCTGACCACCGTGCCGATCTTCCTGCTGGTGCCGCAGGTCAAACTGCCGAAACGGCTGGATCTCGACCGGGACACCGCGCGGGCACATGACAGCGTGCCGGGGCTGATCGTGGCGAACTGGGTGGAGGGGCAACTAGGGCAATGACTGTACGAAAATTGTTGATGATGTCCCAACATGCTTTGCGTGTAACGCCACCCTTCACTCAGCTTGCACTGGTTCGTTCCCACCCTCGACGGACGGGACAAGCGCCCTCCTCCATGCCTCTTGTGTCCTTTGTGATCCGACCACTTCCACGAAATCGTCGGGGGTCTGCTTTGCGAACTGAGCTACAGCATCACGTCCCTTGGCATAATACAGTGTGGTTCCAGTGATTGGCTCCACGCCCGTATGTGTCTTATCGCCCTCTGCGTGATCCCAAAAACCCAGATGATCCGCCGCTTTGCGAAGGTGAGAATGCGACCAAGGGAAATCAGGACCAAAGACTGCCACAATAGCCGGACGCATTTCTTCTACTGCATCGGAGGGGCGCTTAGGATTGCGCGGGTCTTTGTCGGCAGGCGTGGACAACTGGACGTTTCCCACAAGCTTGTACGCAGGTGAACCACCCTCCTGCACAAGTGTCCCCTTGTCGATCACGTTCATTTCCGCTGCAGCCGTTGCAGGCAAATAGAACGTCATTTCCTTCCCATCATCTTCCGTGCAACTTCTTGGATCCGCCACGATCACTTGGTCAAACCCAATATCGCGGCCACGACTCAGGAAAGAGAACATCTCGCTTCGAATCTTCTCATCACGTGAAAGCAAGAGTTGCGAGAATTCTTCACCTGTGATCGGCGCAGTCTGTCCTCTTCGGCGGGTGTACACCGTACCCTTTCTCAGAACAGGATCCGCGCCCTGAGCGCCGGCAATGTCACGAATAGCGATAGAGGGGGGTTTGGGTAAAGGGTCGACGATCAGCACCCCAAGAATGCGACCATGGATCTCGACCGTAACGAAATGCGTCGTCGGCATGGGAGAAATTGCCTGAGATATCTGTTCAGACTGTTGACCTTCCTCCAACAAGTTGCCTCCTAACCCAACCAGCATGCGGGGGTTGTCGGAAACTCCGAAAACGATTTGCCCACCGGTCTTGTTGGCAAAGGCAGCGATGGTTTTTAGCGATTTACGAAAGGTTGCAAGTGCCATGTCGCGTTTGAACTCAAGGTCTGTGCTTTCGCGCGCGGTAACGCGATAATTGCCACCTTCCCTGGCAACCAAGCCAAGTCTCGCCATCAATTCGTCAGCGTTCATTTCCAAACCTTCGAACTATTTCCGGAAACAGATCACCCCACCCGCGCATGCTCATGCAAGAAAAGAAAGGATCAGTTTCGACAACATTCTTGGGCTCAAACCCAACCCTGCTAAGAGTAGCAAATGCATATACCTCGCGAAACCACCCTCGCCGCGCTGCACACCCTGCTACAGACCCAACCAGCCACAACCCTGCGCGGAGAGGTGCTGCCGGAGCGCGTCCCGACCGAGGGCCTGCTGAACCTGCGCGACGGCGAGCCGGGGAAGCCCGAGATCACGCTGTCGCCGCTCGCCTACCACTATTAGCACCGCGCCGAGATCGAGGCGGTGGTGCAAACCACCGTCCGTGACGCCGCATTTGAGACGTTGACCGCTAGAATCGGAGCGCCGTTCGCGATCACCCGTACGCTGGGCGGCCCCTGCGACACGATCGAGGCGAAAGTGCCGCGCGTGCCTTTCAAAGGCGCTGCCGGCCTGAAGTTGGCCTTCGTAATGTTGGTGCTGCACTATTCTGTGGCCTTGTCACTCGCCTGACCAACTGGTTTCGCGCCTTCGTTTGAGGATCGTGGCGTACATTTCCCCTCCAGTTCCGTACCACTGTCGATGCTCAGGCTCTCATAGGAGATATCGCCGACCACGCGCGCGCTGGCGTGCAGCTTGACACTACCGCCGATGATCTGGCCATTGAAGCGCCCCTTGATGGCGATGTTGGCAGCATGAAGCTCACCCTCGACCTCGCCTGTCTCCTCGATCACGATCGCGGCGGCTTCGACGCGCCCCTTCACATAGCCGGGCAATTCGACCGTGCCGGGAAACGAGAGCTCGCCGACGATGCGCGAGCCGGCTCCGAGGTGCGACCTGCCACCGGATTCGGCGGTTGGAAGCGTTTTGTCCGTCATCCGACACTGTCCTTTGCTGTTTCCTGCCGCTTTTCCGTGATCGGCGACGCGTGCATACAGCAGAATCCGATATGGCACGAGCCTCGAGACACGTGGCCCAGCCGGCCCGCATGATGCCCGAGGCGCACTATTGATCAGGTATCAGCAAAGGACCACCCATGCCCTCGACCCGCGAGACGATCCTTGCTGCGCTGACGGCGCAGCTTGCCGCGCGCGCCGGCGCCGAGGTGCGGCGCAATGCGACGCTTCCCGAGCGGGTGCCGGCCGAAGGGCTGGTGATCCTGCGCGACGGCACTCCGGGCGAGCCGGATGTCACGCTGAGCCCGTGGCGGGCCTATTACCGCCACCACGTGGAGATCGAGGCGTTCATGCCGCCGGGCGCGGCGGAGGCGGCACTCGACGCGCTCTTGGCCCGCATCGGGGCCGCGCTGGCGCATGACGACAGCCTCGGCGGGCGGGTCGAGCTGATGACGGCAGCGGCGCCCGAACTGCAGCCGATCCCGGTGGAGGGCGGCGCGCCGTTTCTCGCCGCCGCGCTGGCGGTCACGCTGGAATACCAGGTCAGCGATCCGCTGAGCGGCTGAGCGGCTGAGCGTGCCGGACAGGCGCGGTCATCTCGAGACATCACATCTGCACATCACAGGGAGGACCAGCATGGGCAAGCAACGCGCCTATGGCGCCGATGCCACACTCAGGGCCGTGCGCGAGACGCAGTATGGCGGGGCCACAACCGGCCCGGTGCGGGCGCTCGATTTCAAGACGGCGGATCTGTCGGCGAGCATCCCGCTCGGCGACGACCCGCTTCTGGGCCGCGGGCGCAACGCGCAGGACCCGTATCGCGGGCTGGTCACCGATGAGGGCCAGCTGGAGATCCCGTTCGATCTGCAGGGCACCGGCTGGTGGATGACGGCGCTGTTCGGCGA